GACGGATACACAGATAGACGCAGATAATATTACAATTCCGACCACGTCAGATGAGACGCGCACACAAGCAGATTCTTTTCTACTGATTGATAACATCGCGCTTGAGACGATCACCGCTTCGATAAATTTGTTTGATGGATTTTTTAATACTCCACCCTGCAGAATTGTCGTCATACCGAGAGACAATAGAAACGTAAGAATTTTAAGGTGCTAATAATATGAGAGTGAAGATAACCCGCGACTTTAAAGAGGGGCAGGTAAGCTACGCAGGTGAAGATAAACAACACGCCATGAAATATATTAAGGGCGTTATTTATGACGTGCCTGATCCCGTTGCCAGGCGCTGGTTCACCCTTATGTTTGCCGTTGAACATGACGCAAGCATCGTTGGTGTGTCGCCGCCTGATGGCCATAAAACAATCCAGCCCGATAATGTCGTCGCGCCTGTTTCAAATTTAAACAAATAAATAGAGGTAAATGGTAATGGGTAAAGCAATCCCTGATGCAATTCTTGATTCTTTTCTTGCCAGCTTTTCCGCAGGCACTCGCATTAGCTTGCTAACCGGCGAGCCTGCCAACTTCGCGGCCATCGCAGGCCTTAGCCTTGCTAATGACCCTCTCGTAGCAGGCGACTTTGTCGTGAGCAATGGCGCTGTCAGTGGCAGGCGTGTAACCATCGCACAACAAAGCGATTTACTTATTAACAGCACGGGAACTGCAACGCACGTGGCTATTGATGACGGCACAAATCTACTAGCTGTCACAACAACAGCAGCTGAGCCATTGACGGCCAACGGGGCTAATACAATATCGATTTTGCCATTTGACATTGAGGTTAGGGATCCAATCTAAATGTCTGTATGCTCATCACAACCGCTTCGCCTTGGCTCAAGCAAAGAGCCTGGAGCGGTGCTTGATTATAGAGTCGATTGGAGTCTGTATCTTGCTGGTGACACTATCACGCAATCAGCATGGCTCATCGTCAACCCACAAGCAGACAGCATTAATATCGAGTCAAGCTCGTTTACTGCCAATAGCACAACCGTTTTTCTGTCAGGAGGAATAGATGGCCAAGTTGACAACCTTGAAAACAGAATAACGACTCAAGCTGGGCGCGTAGATTCTCGTGTTTTTCAGATTTTAGTTGCTGATTTATAAAATGACAAAAAAAAAGACTGTTAAAAAAACCATAAAGCCACCTGGTTATGTTTTTGGTCGACCCTCAAAATATAATGCCGCCATACAAGAAAAAGCCGATCAGTATCTCGATTTATGGGGTTCTTTGGGCGATGTCGTCCCCTCAAATGAGGCTCTTGCTGAGTATATTAGCGTTGCAGCGTCAACGATTGAGCTGTGGGGAAAAGACCCAAGAAAGAAAGACTTTTCGGTGACATTAGGAAAAATAAAGCAAAAACAAAAGAGAGTGCTGATCAATAAAGGTTTAATAGGTGATTTCAATAGCAACATAGTTAAGCTTATGCTTTGTAATCACGGCATGAGTGACAAGCAAGATGTCACCCTGGGCGGTCATGTCAGCACGTCAGTGCCGCTCAGCGCTAAAGAAGTTGAGAATTTAAGCAAAAACTTTAATGACAAGTTCTGATGAGGATTTTTCAAATAGAGAAATAAGGGTACTCAAGCATATATTTGAGACGGACGGCCTGGCTTTCATGCGTTACTTTTTTAAGTTGCGCGAGGGAAGCAAGTTAATCGTCAACTGGCACCACCATTGTATTGATAATGTGCTGCAAAAAGTGCTTGATGGCGAGATAACACGCCTCATTATTAATGTCCCGCCTGGCTACACCAAAACAGAAATGGCGGTGATTAATTTTATTGCTCGCGGCCTTGCCATCAATCCTCGGTCGAAATACATACATACATCATACAGTGCAGACCTTGCGCTACAATCTAGCTCGACGATTAAAGACACTATCAAGAGCGCTGAATACTCGCGCATGTGGCCGGTTAAGGTCAGGGTAGACACAAAGTCTAAGCGGCGCTGGTTTACCCAAGAAGGCGGTGGTGTCATGGCGGCCAGTAGCGGCGGTCAAATAACCGGATTTAGAGCAGGCCGGATGGAGGCTGGCTTTACTGGCGCGTTTGTCATTGATGACCCGATTAAGCCAGAGGATGCCTTTTCAACCGTAAAGCGTGAACGCGTCAATTCAAGGTTTAATACGACGACAAGATCACGATTAGCTAATGAGTCGGTGCCGATCTTTGTCATTATGCAGCGCACGCACGAGGACGATTTAAGTGGTTATTTGTTGCGTGGTGGCAGCGGTGAGCCTTGGCATCACCTGAATATGCCCGCACGATTTGACGAGGTATTGAGGTCAGAAGAAGATTACGACAAACAATACACGCACGGCATACCGATCATTATTGATGACCTGTTAACTGAGATCAGAGAGAACAGGGATGGAATCCCGGAGTCAATAACCCAGGGCCAGGTTTTATGGCCTAAAAAGCACAATGAGAAAGAGCTAAAAGTGTTGGAAGCGGGCGATCGATTTACTTTTGCCACACAATATCAGCAAAACCCAGCTCCGCTAGAAGGGGCGTTATTTAACTCAAAGTATTGGCGCTTTTATGATGTGCTGCCGGAAATTTCGCTCCTTAGAATTTACGGTGACACCGCACAAAAGACCGGCGAGCATAACGACTACAGCGTGTTTCAGTTGTGGGGTCGTGCTGGCAATGACATCTATCTTATAGATCAAATACGCGGCAAGTGGGAGGCACCGGAGCTTGAGAAACAGCTTGTCGCATTTTGGCAAAAGCACAAGCCGAATCAGTACAAGCCACGCGGCGCACAGGTCGTGAAGATTGAGGACAAGAGTAGCGGGTCAAGTTTAATACAGTCGATAAAAACCAACTACAACATACCAGTTGAGGCAATACAGAGATCAAGAGATAAGGTTTTGCGCTGCATGGGTGTCGTTAATTACTTTGCTAGCGGCAAGGTTTACTTACCAAAATCAGAGCCGTGGATTGATGAATATGTTGAAGAATTTGAAAGGTTTAGCCCTAATATGACACATAGACACGACGATCAGATCGACCCGACTGTTGATGCAGTTGAGGATTTGTTGATATTTAATAACTTACTTTATACGCCTGACACAATATGATAGACGGGAAGGCCAAAATAATCATAGACGAAAAACAAAACGTTGACGGCACGCTCGATAGCCTGGAAAATCTAGTGGCAGGGCTTGGCGCTGGCACGGATAAACGCGCTCAATCTCGATTCGTTAATCGAAAGATGATGTCTGCGGATGGAGGCCAGGAAGAGCTTAACGCTATCTATCGTACTGACTGGCTGGCTGGTAAGATCGTCGACATCATCCCTAATGATATGGTTCGCGAATGGAGAACTTTTGTCGGTGACATAAACCCATCGACAGTCGAAATATTAGAAATAGCGGAAGCTGATCTGGCACTACGCAGCGCGTTTGGCTCCGCACATAAGTGGGCGCGGCTCTACGGCACGGCGTTTATTTTGCTGGTGATTGACGACGGCTTAAATCCAAGCCAGCCAGTACAGCTTGATCGGATAAAAAAAGGGTCGCTCAAGCATATCAAAGTGATTGATAGGCACAGGGTCAGCAATTCCGAGGTCGTGCCAATCCAAGACCCACTCAACCCCAAGTTTGGCTTCCCTGATTTTTATCGCATCAACGAGACGAGCGTAAGAATACACCACACGCGGCTAATCCGCTTCGACGGAACCGAGCTACCGTTTGATGAGTTTAGGCGCAACAACTATAACTCAGACTCGGTGATTGAACGACTGTACGGCCCACTGCTTAACCACGCAATAGCTGCTGATAGTGCGGCGGCGATGATATTTGAGACTAACGTTGATATCGTTAAGATTCGAGGTCTGATGGATTACATCCAAACCGCCGAGGGTGAGTCTTTGATTCGCAAACGCTTTGCCCTAGCTTCAAGCATGAAAAGCTTTAACAACATGCTTTTGCTTGATGAGCAAGAAACGTTTGAAACAAAAAGCAACACCTTTGCGGGTCTGCCAGACTTGCTTGATCGATTCGCTCAATACTTAAGTTCGGCGTCAGATATCCCCGCCACGCGACTGCTAGGGCAAAATGCCTCTGGGCTTAGTGCAACCGGCGAGGGCGACTTAAAAAATTACTATGACATGATTAGATCGTTGCAGGTCTCTGATTACCGACCAAAGCTAAAGCAATTTGATGACATTTTAATCAGGCATCTTGGCCTCAACGCCGACGACGATTATAAATTCGAGTTCAATTCATTATTTCAGATGACCGACCAACGAGATCAAATCTATTTAGACAACGATATTGTCACGCCGAAAATGGTACTCAAAGACTTGCAGCAGACTGACACCTACACCAACATCACTGATGACGATGTGGATGGTCTCCCAGACCATACTGATGCATCCGAAGATTTTGCGCTGTAAATGAAAAAACGATTGTCGCAAGTAAGGCACTCGCGAAAGGTTGAGGCGGCATACGAAAAAGCGCTGATGAATATTGTCCGTGCCATGCACGCTGACATTAAAAAGCAAATCGTACCATTTTTGCGCCGCCGAGAAGATGAAATTGTTTTAGATTCGATGGTTGATAGGTCAGCGACCTTTGACGACATCACCGACGAAATAACGAAAATATTTACAGCCATACTCGGTAAATACAGCAGCACGGCGTTTGATAAAAGTGCCGATAAAATCGCTGAGCGGTTTGCAAAATCATCCGACAAGCAAAACAAAGGCAGGTTTGCAAGGAGTGCGGGCGGAAACATTGGCGTGAGCTTGTCGAATATCGTCGAGACGGATGGCCTTAAAAACGTCTTAAAATCGACCGTTGAGGCCAACGTCTCGCTGATAAAAACTATCCCGCAGGAGTACTTTAAGCGCATCGAGCGCATTGTCTACGATGGCGTGATTAACAAATCAACCGCCAAAAGCATGATTGACAAAATTTTAGAAGCGTCAAATGTGACGCGCTCAAGGGCAAAGCTAATAGCGCGAGATCAGACGGCAAAGCTCAACTCAGCATTAACGCGTGAGAGGCAAATAGCCACAGGAATTAAAGAGTACGTGTGGCGCACGGCATCTGATGGCAGGGTTCGCCCGACACACAGACGAAATAATGGCAAGACCTTTCGATGGGATAAGCCGCCTGCCGCTACGGGACATCCAGGACATGACATACAGTGCCGGTGTGTAGCGCAGGCAATTGTTGAGATATAAAAGGCAATAAAAATGTTGTTATTTGACCAAATTGAAAATGACGGGCTGACACAGCGCACGTATAGCGACGAAGGCTATATGACTGTGCCAGCAACGATTGCACGTACAGGCGTGCAGGAATACCTAAGCGCAGACATAGATAAAAGTAAGGCTCCGTCAACGTTTGAGATGCCGGAACGCCTGATGGTCTACCGGCCAGAATCAGAAGTATTTAGCAAAGAGTCGATGGCCTCATTTGCCAACAAGCCGGTCACAGACAATCATCCGCCGGAGCTTTTAACGTCTGAAAACGTCAGGCAATACAGCGTCGGCACATCGGATAGCAGCATTGACAGAAGCGGCGACATGATGACGACAACGCTACGAATCATGGACGCAGATGCGATTAAAAGCATAGAAGGTGGTCGCTGCCAGCTATCTAAC